ATTTAAAAAACTCGCTTAAATAGCGGGTTTTTTAATGTTTTATTCAATTTTTACGGAAATTTTTACGGAAACTAAGATAATTTTCTATTGTCTATAGCTGTTTTTCTATCTTCATCACTACTTCTTGCATATCCAACAGATTGTTTATAAGAGGCATGTCCTAGGATGTCCTGGACTGTACGTGCTGAAGTATTAGATTGGATTAAATCAGTGGCCATTCTATGTCTGAGCATATACATATTAAATTTAATTCCAATTCGATTTGAGGTCCGTGAAATAAACTGACTTATAAAGGAAGTTTCAAATGGTAATCCGTCGTAATCGTAGAAAAGGTGTTCTTCCTTAATTTCATCAAACATTTTTAACAATAGTGGTTTTAAGTTATCACTAATAGGAACAGTTCTAATGCTCTGCGTTGTTTTGGTTGATATAACTTGTCTAGTCTTTGCTAACGTGCTTCCTATGGCCTTATTTATCGTGATTTCATCTGTTATGAGATTTATATCACTCCTGGTTAAAGCGAAGCATTCTGATGGCCTAATTCCTGTGAAAAACATAATCTTAAGCATATAGATGATTCGGATTCTTCTGAACCTTCCGATTGGATCGCGTACATACTTTGATGTTTCTTCTAAGTATTCAATAAATTGCTTGAAGTCTTCATCGCTGATCAGTACTTTCTTCTGCTGTTTAGCAGGTGATTTTGATTTGGGGATAGTGACTGCAACTGTCTTATCTGCAACGAGTATATCGTTCATTGCAGCTGCTTTATAAATTTGTCTCCAAAGTGATAGAACTCGCTGTGTAGCTTCTAATGAATAATTGTTGATACTCTCATTGATTGATTCTTGCACATCAATAGGTTTAATAGATGTTATTTCTCTATTTTCATATTTCTTTAAGCTATTCTTATACGTAGTTTCGTGTCTTTTCCACGTTTTAACGCTGATATTAAAGAGATTCTTAGTTTGATGATATAATTCTCCAACTGTTGGAACGTGCTTGATTAGAGTGCCTGTATTTATCTCACGCAATGCATTGTCGCGAACAATGATTGCAATTTGCATCGCATCCTTTGGAGAAACGTATTCTGCTACATTTATATTTCTACTGTAGATTTGCTTGTTCCCAGAAATATCTTTGAAGTTAATATATACTTGCAGATAGTGATTTTTCTTATTCTTTCGTTCAATAATATATTTTTCTTTTTTCACTATTTTCCTCCTTTCTGAAGTATTTTATGAAATAAAATCTCTTTTGAAATATTCTGGAAATGCAATGTGCAGCACTTCCATTAAGTGTTCTCTTTCCGTTGGCGACATTCTGTACAGCGCAGCTTCAATTTCCGCTAAATATGTTTCTATCTGTTCCATAAATTGCTCCTTTCGTGCTAAAATTGGGTATAGTAAAAGCACTTGGTTGTGTGTTTACTGCTATGCTCTGCCATTGCCGTGGTGGAGCTTTTTATTATAAGCGTGGAGGGTTTACAAAAGCATTGTCATAAATAATCAATTCGACTTCATCTCTTTTGTCTTCAAGAGAATATTTGATTGAATATTCTCTTACTAAACAATCTTTATAGCAATCTCTTATTAAATCATGATTGTCATATGTCATAATCCAGTGATTATTTAAATGATGTACGTGATTGGCCAAAGCAATATGGTCATCGTCTGAAAAGTTATTTTTATATAGAGTTGGGCCAGCTGAAACATATGGAGGGTCTAGATTAAATAAAATATTTGTTCTTCTGCCATCTAACTGTTTGAGAAATTCTATTGCATCTAAGTTTGTTACATGAATTTGATTTCTATGGTTATATATAGTCTCAATCAGCTTTAATAATGTTTCTTTATTAAATCTACAATCTATTTTGTAATTACCTGTTTGCTCAATTCCGCCAATTGGGTTAGCAGATAGGATACCTGATCTATTACATCTATTTAGGAAGAAGGTTGCGAACCCAACTTCTGCCATACTATATCTTTTTGGATGCTTATATACTTCTCGCTGTATTAAGTAGTTATTTATATCTACAGGGGTATCATTAACTAATCTTACAAACCGATAATAGCAATTTGGAGATGTAATTGATTTCCAAAATGAATATATACAAATATCAAAATCATTGATATACACTTCGTTAACTTTTTCTTGTAACAACAATGACATCCCTAACCCAAATCCGCCTGCAAAGGCTTCTGCATAAACTGGTGGATGTTCATAGTATTGATTTAGAAATGTACATATATAGTTATATAGTTTTGATTTTCCTCCAGGATAGCGTAATGGGGTATATGTTTTTTTCATTTTGAATCACCTCAATAAAAGAATATCACTTCATCTATTGTTTGGCCATACATAAAATATAATCAAAATATTAACTCTTTATATAAATTATTGGCTTGAGAAATAAATTCATCACACTTATTTCTATTTTTATCCATCCATAAATCCAGAATATTATTGTCGTCAAATAATTGCTGATGTTTTTTAAACCATTCTTTCCATTTTTCTCTATCTTTTTTATCGGATTTATCAGTATGTATAGGATGATTATTTTTTAAATAACTCAAATTAAAATTGTTATCTAAGTTTGACTCGGTAAACCATAATGGATCTGTATCCGGAATTGAAATCAACAAATTATATATTTCTGGTTCTACGGTAGTTTCGCCAGGTAGCTTTAAAATATTCTTTATTGGCTTTTGCTCTGAATCATATGCATTATTAATTTTATCATCATCAACATCACCATCTACAACAATTAAAACTTGTTTAAAATATGGTATCTTTAATTCCCGTAATTGGATTAATTCTGAACATCCAATTGAAATTGGTATGAGATTAAACTTGTTTTCATCAAGGAGTTTTTTTGCAATTTGCCTTGCTTCGTCATCTTCGCAAAAAACATCAACTTTTTTATTTATCTTTATTGCATTTTGGATTAAATTATTTTTAATTGCAGAAAAAGATGGATTCCTGCGTATTGTAATAACTTTATTTGATGTTCTGTGGAAATAACTTATTTCGATATTGTTATTAGTACCATCTATTCTATTATGCTCAGTTTTTTTACACAGTAAATCTAGTGCAAATAAACTATGAGTTGTAAAAATAATTTGTACTTTATTTTCTTTGGCTTCTTTTATCAAAATCTCAATTAGTTTTTGCTGAGCATGTGGGTGCAATGTTGCGTCAAATTCGTCAATTAGAAGAATGCCACCGTTATATGAGTGGTTATTCTCTTTTAATCTTTGGAAGGATAAAAGTGCTAATAGTATCTGCCCGACATTATCTTGGCCAGCTGAATTCGAAGAAGAATCATAGTCATCTGTAATTATGCCAACACCTTTATTGCTTCCTTTTTCTTTAAAATCAAGATTTTCAACATTATTAATTTTTACGTCTTGTAAATTTAAAATAGTTTTATAGTAATTATCAAATTTCTCTTTTTCGCTTTCACTGAGTTTTATTTTAGTGTGCTCAATTTCTTCATGGTTAGTTTCGCCAGAAGGGAAAAGTCGAGACAATCCTAAATATAAAATTGGATATTCAAGTTTTGATTCGGTTTTATCACCGTTATGTATTCTTCTTGGAATTAATCTAAATCTTTTTTTGCATAATTCATTTTCACTTTTACTATTCCTTTTTTGCCATGAACTTCTAAAGCAGATAGGATATTCTGATTGCCCTTCTACATCACTAAAATAAATAATATATCTTTCAGATTTAGAAATATCAAATTGCTCTGACCCTTCAAATAATTCCGAAAAATCCGCACGAAATTGTTTCTTTAAGATTGGTAGTGCATCCTTTTTCTTTAACTCACATGAATTACCAATTAATCCAAGAAGATTTGTTTTTCCTGTTCCGTTTAATCCGGAAATGGCAGTTATATAGTTTCCAAAGTATATTTCTTTGTCTTTTAATGCACGGAAGTCATTTATTTTTATTTTTAATAACATATAGCTCACCCTTTAATTATATTGTCCCAATTACTTTTCCAACTGTAATCATATTGTCATAGTCGGAACAATGAATATCTTGATATTGCTTATTATGCGATATTAATCGATCTTTTCCGAGTTCCTTTACAAAACTCTCGCCGTTGATGATGAATACACCGATATCACCAACACTTAATTCGGATTGCTTTTTCACTAATAATTTATCACCATCTTGATATGTCGGTTCCATTGAGTGACCTTTAACAGCGATAACTAAATCGGCATTGTTATTTAGTGGCGTATCTGGCAATGTAATTGCAGTGCAATCAAGATCATCGAATAGATACTCACCGTTACCGGCAGATGCCCCTACAGCGTAATAAGGCTTTGTGATATATGCTGGTACATCTTCTTCAAGAACTGTGTTACAACGCTCATATTCAACCTCTAATAGATTATTAACTGCCTTTTTACCGTAGCCATCTAAGCTACGGTATTTTTTTATTAAAGATTGTTCATTGGAATTAATGATGAAATCGCCTATATGTAAATCTTCCATCTCATCTTGGTATAAATAATTGGCGTCAATATTTAGGATTGCTAGGATTTTTGAAATAATGGAAATATTTGGCTCACGATATCCTTTTTCATATCCGTTAAGAGTTGATGTGGCGATTCCTAGTTTATTTGCTAATTGTTCCTGTGTCATGCCAACTGCATTACGTGCTTCTCTTATTCTATCTTGATATGACATTTTAATACCTCCTATTTAGATAGTACACATTTGTAGAGTATGTTGTAAATAAAATATTCGCAATATGCGAATATTTTTGTATTGTTGTATTGACAATTATGCGATATGAGAATAATCTATATATAGAAATTCGCGGTATGCGAAAATAGAAAGGAGTGAAAATATGCAAATCGAAAATTATAACGGAGTAGTTCCTGAAAGAATCTCTGAAATTATTACCCAAAAGGGATTAAAAATCAATGCTATTGCAAAAATGGCAAACATGAAACCTTCAGAATTATATTCTGCAATTGCGAACAGAAGAATTATAAAGCCGGATGAATTGCCACGTCTAGCAATTGCGCTTGGAGTTTCGGTTGATGATTTATTTCAAGAATCATAGTAATGAAAGGAGACAGTATGGAAAAAGAAAGTGGAGGAATCATGACATTCTTCTTAATAGGTGTATTAGTTGGATTAATCATTATTGCGCTGAAAAGAGTATTTTGATTGCAGCTTCAACAAGAAGTGTTGACGCAATGCCAAGGATAAACGAAATGATTCGATTTCTCCATAGTTCTACTCGTTCAATTAGATACAAGCGTGGTTTTTTGCCGCGATGAATGAACCATATTTTGTTATCGGCATATTTTATCTCAATGCAGTTTGCTTCTTGCAATGCAGATAATGTTTCTTTGTCTTTTGGAAGATTACAAACGGATAGCATAGTATTTCCACTTTGCTCAGCATCAAGCATCCTAGTAAGCAGTCTATACATTTTAAAACGTAATATCAAATTCTTCATAATCAATACCCATACTTATTTATTTAAATTATAGCAATAGAAAGGAGTAATTATAACAACAAAAGGAAATAAAATGGAAATTTTTTATACACAAGAAGAGCTTGCACATGTGCTTAGATGTGATTCAAGGCATATCGGTAGATTGAGACGTGCAGGGTTAATCAACTTTATTAAAGTTGGAAGAAACTATATATACAGAGAATCGGACGTTGATTCGTTCGTTGATCAATATGCTAATTGCGATTTATCAAACGAAAATAAAATCAAAGCATACATGCAAATAAAAAAAGCGCAGTCCCGACAAAGACAAAGCGCTTAAGTGATAGACCTTAACTATCACTCTCATTATATCAAATAGAAATGGAGAGTTAAACATGAAATTAAAAACAAAGTATAGAAAAAAATTAGAAACACTCGAAGAAATAGCATTGATTATGACCTTTATGTTGATTTATGCAAGAGTGTTTTTATTCTTGGTTGGAGTAGATTTATGAATGAATTAATTAGAGATAAGCTTCGTAGATTAAAAGGACTTCCTACTAAGAAAATAAGCACGGAAGGAATAACTATCCTTAATGACGATCAGGCCGAAATGGCGTTTAACTTCGAATTGGCCAAAATTGATGCATTTCAGAGCAAAGTTAAAGAAATGAGTGATCAGTATGATAAGACAAAGTTTCGATTGTAAACAATGCGTACGCTGGAATGCTGAAACGCAGAGTTGTCCACCGATTAAAGCAGGCTTCAGAGTAATTGAAACAAAGAATGATTGCTTGAACTGCAAGTTTTATCAGAAACAAGCATCATTTAATTTTGGAACAGGAGAAATAAATCATGCAAAAGAAAAAGAAACAACTGTCAATTGAACAAGAACAGTTGAGGACTGAGATGTGCATCCACGACGCAAAGATATGCGTAAATACGATGAAACGAAAACAATATTCATATGCTGAGTTATTAGTTAAACAGCGCGAAGAAAGACGTCTAACGAGGGGCATTGCGAAAATCTCATAAATATAGAAATGTGTTTGGTCGACGGCCTGCAATGCCTCGTTAGACCAATCTAGAAAGGATACAAATGGCATCAGGAATGAAAGCATTTCTGATTGAAACCAAAGAAGACAACAAAATACGTAGATTGAAGGCGCGCTTTCCCGTATTAGGTAAGTACGTATGGATCGAGTTGCTGTCAAATATTTATGGAATCGAGGGATACTACATGAAAGTAGACGAATCGATATACGAAGTTTTTGCCGACGAGATCCACGTAAAAATAGATAAATTGAAAAAAATAGTGCAGAGCTGTTTAGAACTTGAGCTTTTCGATAGATACCAATTCGAAAGAAACGAAGTTCTAACCTCTGCCTCCATACAGCGCCGTTTCATGGATTACAACCGACGGTCAAAAAAGGTTGTGATGCAGGATTGTTTTCTTTGCGACAATTTCGACAGAAATGTATACAAAAACTTAGAAATTGTATACAAAAATCAAAAAAATGTATGCGATTCCGAAACTATACAATCTAATCAGATTATATCTAATTATATTGATGATGATTATATAGAGTCGCCACTTCTGAACAAGCAATTTCTAAAAGAACAATTGGATTTTATTCGCGTGCGTGAAAATGAAGCTTTTAACAATAACGCATATGAATGTATGACACTAGAAATTTCAAAATCAATCATGCATGCAGTTGAATCTATTTCAAACGAAGCTGTGATTTTAAAGATAAATAAAATTTCAATTGGACCACTATATGAAATATGGAGAAGAGCGGCATCTATTTTAGGATTAGATGATTTTACAAAAACAGAAGTAATTAATAACAAGATTGGTTATTTAAAAACGACGATTGAAAATTATGTTCTAAAGGAGATGGAGAATGGGTGAAATAAAACAAAAAGCGCTAGCTAAGATGAATGAAGAAATGAGCCAGAAACATTCACCGGCTGTTGATGTTATACATAATTGGTTATGTGATCAGACTGATGATGGTTTATTTGAGAACATATGCCAGGATGGCAAAACAATTAAAGCTGCGTTTGAATATTGCGTTAATAATGCATCTAAGAACAAAGAAAATAATTGTGCAATGATTGCTGACTCTGTTGTATTTGGTTGGGTTGTCGATTACTTCAAATCAGACCTTCAAGAAATAAAATCAAGCGTTAAAGCGGAGGTGACTACAAGCAATGACAAGAAACCTGTAGCAAAGAAACAATCGCCTAAAATCGATGTTAAAACGAATCAGAAGAAGGCAGATTTTGAAAGGATTAATCTATTTGAATTATGAAATCTGCAGACTATTACGTTAATAAAAGGCTTCGTCCACCTAAAGCATTCTTCTCCTGGTGCTACAATCAAATTCCAACAATCGTTTTTTCAAATAAAAAGAATACAATTTCATCGAATCGAACAGGATGCAAGATTATCAATAAGAAATTGACAAGAAATACAAAGACAACATTTTATGATTGCTACAAATGTTTCATGATCATCCTTTGTACATCAAAACGTATAGAGATACAGTCATACGGATTCTATTCTAGATATGATAACGGCTTTCAAAATATTGAATATGAACTTGTTAATTTTGAATTGTTAGAAAACGATAAGCATATTGAGTGTAGCCAGAATTATTACTTGAAAGGACATTACCAATTTGGATTGTGTAGACAGTATTCGATAGCTGGGCCATATACAGGCATAATTGCATTTGAAAACAATATTGATGAACGATTAAAAACAATCTCTGAATTGAAGTATATCGATTGGATTGCTCCGATCAATATTTGGAATCTGCGCAAGTTTTATAAATATAGACGTGAAATAGAATTTCTGCAGAAAATTAATGCTCGCAAATTGACTCACGAATTAATGTATTCATCATATCTATGTGATATGCGAATTATGAATGAGAAATGGTTAAGGCAACACAAGCATTTGATAAAAAATTCAAACATAGGATTTGAAGAAATAATTTTGGAAGAAAAAATCAGAGGGAGAAATGGCAAAGTTATTCCAGGTATTGAGAGCAAAATATCTCATGTTAATTTCGATAAGATTCCTAGGTGTGTTGGAATTGTGCACTTTCAAAACTGGGTAATGAAAATAAATTTTGATTTTAAACTTTATATTGATTATTTAAAGCTCATGGAAGTATGCCACGTTCAGATTAATGAAAGTAACGCGTGTCCGAAGAACTTATTCAAAGCGCATCAAGATATGGTTGATTTGTTCAATGCACTTGAAAAAGAAAGAAACGAAGAAGAGAAAAGAAAGAGAGATGAAGAAACTAGAAAGAAGTTTGAAAAATTAACAAAAATTAGAAAGCGTATGGAAATGAAGATTAATGGATATGTATTTATTTTACCTAAGAAAGCTAGTGAGTTAGTTGAAGAAGGAATATCACTTCATCATTGCGTAGGTACTTATGTAGAAAAACATACAGAAGGTAAAACAACAATCATCTTCATTAGAAAAGCGGATGAAAAGGATAAACCGCTATATACGATGGAATTTGGTGGAAAAGATATAGTGCAAATTCGAGCGAAATATAATGAGAATCCACCAGAAAAGATATTTTCTATAGCTGAAATCTGGAAAGAAAAAGTAATGCATGGAAGGAGGGCATAACAATGAAGCATAATTTTGAGATACTGGTCAATCAATTACAAACTGCATTTGATTGTGTGTATAAGAGTTTATGCAATGAGTCTATCAAAGATGTTAATGAAGAAATCCACATAATCAAAAAAGGACGGAGAATAACAGCCGCTTACTTCATTGATGGAAAATGTGTGAGACATGGTAATGCTAAGTGTTCTAATGAAGATACATTTAAGTTTGAATATGGCTCAAAGTTAGCGTTTAAGAGAATGTGGGGTGATCCAGATGCCTAGAATCTATAAGCGATTTAAACCTCATGGAAGTACATATGTACGTAAAACAGCATATAAGCATGGACGTGAAGTTGTTAAACCGATTGATGTCGATGATTTTGAAGAGATGGTTCGTATTTGTTTGATTCACAGAGATGAATATAAGCCTACTTCTAAACAGTATTTCAAGTGGTATAGAAATTACATCATACTCATCATTGGGGTTAATACAGGATGCCGAATTAATACAATATTGGAATCTACACCGCGTGACTTCGCTGGTGGCAGAGTTACCGTCACTGAACATAAAACTGGTAAGCGACAGCAATATAAATTATCTGATGATATCTACAAAGTTCTTAAAAAGTACATCGATACATATAACTTCACCATGAATGAATTTATGTTTCCGAAGGATAGAGTGAACCGTGATGCGATTGATAGAAGTACTGCATGGAGATTTATTAAGAAGCTAGCAGATGAAGCAAAGATAGAATATCCAATTGCCTGTCACTCACTTAGAAAATCATACGGTAGATGGATATGGGATCAAACACATGATCTTCTCCTGGTGCAGCAATTACTACAACATTCATCTGCAGAAGAAACACAACGATATATATGCTTAGAACCACATGACGTAGAAAAGGTAAGAGGTGAAATCAACCACTTACCAAATTATGATTAGGAGGATATTTATGATAGGAACTGGATTAAAAGAACGTGGTCGATACAATACAGAAGATTGTAGAAGAGTAGATCACATTACTATTGAACAAGTAATCGTAGTACATGTTCTAAGGGGAAAAGGAACAGAAGACGATTTGGCTCGTCCAGTAAAGAAATACTTCAATTCAGAAGGAGAATTTCTTTTCGAATATGATCCTTGTTATGAAGGCGAGTCTATTACAATGCCTTTGCTTTCTTCTCATCAGAAATAGCATTAACTTCATTATATAGAATTTCTGCATCATGACGATTGATATACCATTCCTTAATTAGATGCTCAATTAGTTTAAGTAGCTTCTCGGCTTCTCCAGAATCAATATCGACAATGAAATTGATATCTGACTCCATATGAGCACCAATATTACCTATAGTACGTATTCCGTCAATTGCTTTCCAAAGTGATGGTGAAATTCGAGATTTCAATGAAGTTATTTCAGCATTCAGATTCTTTTCTCTAATGCCCCAAAAGTCATGTATCATTCCTTGCAAACATCTTCGTGATAGCGTTGCTGAGGCTTTAGGACTTAAAGAAACTATAGAATAAGCTTCTTCATAATCTTTACGAATCTGCTCTGGTATATATTTTGGGAAATGTTTGGCGATACTTGATGGATAAATTAATTTTTGGAACGGAACAAATGAAGAACCTACAGAAATAACATTTACTACATAGTTACCACAATCTGGACATTTTAAAAACTGAATTTTTACTAAAGAACGTTTATCTTCAGAATTTATTTGTCGAAATTCTGTTAAACCGATAAATGAAATTGAATGTTCTGAAAAACATGCATTGGATTTTGCAGGTATCGCAACACCACAATTAGGGCATTGAAATGATGATAATTTTAAGAAATCTGTCATAGTTAACCTCTTGAATGCAACTATCAAAATTATGTTGCGTTAATTAAATGATACGTCACAGATAAATATTAGTAAATATGCATAAATAAAGCATTATTTGATTTTTTAACAAAGAAATAAAAAACGCAACATAAGTATGATTCTGTTGCGTACTTAAAAAGAAAAAGGAGATAAAAAATGAATTCAATACAAGTTCAAAATCGTACTATAATTTACGTCAATCCTAATCTACAAAAAATCTACATTAGAGATAACGAAAGTAATAAAAAGTATGAAGTTAGGGCAATCATAGATAACAATGATTGCTTGTTCGGAACATATACAACAATGAAACAATCATTAGAAGTTCTTGAGTCAGTTGTCAGAGGCAGCGTAGATGTGTTTAGAATTAACTGCTTTGGTGAACATGAGTTCAACGAATTAATTTATAAAGTTCCAGAAGATGAAGGAGACTATAAATGATGATTGCAATTCTTGCATTTGGATGCGGCATGTTCTTCGGAGTTTTTATGATGGTGGCAGTTCGTATAGCAGGTGTTGATGATGACGATAGATAAAAAACAGATTGAACTAGCTTTGCTGTATAGGAAAAGAAATGATTTAGAAAAAGAAATCGCAAGAGTTAAGGATAAACACAAAAGAAATGAATATGCAGAAGTGAATACTTATCAACTATTTGTGTTAGAAGATCGCTTACGTTGGATAGAGAAGAAAATAAGTAGAAGGGTGAAGCATGATTAATAATGAAAAGATTAAGTACATTGACGGAAAGTTGAAGGGTATAAAGTTTTCTGCAAATAGAGTAGTAGATATTTGGGACAGACTCGAAGAAATTAATGCTGAACTCAATGGAGCGATAAAATCACCGACAATTAGGTCGGAGGATGAAGCAAAGTATCAAAGAGGGACACATATTTACAGATGTAATCTTATTGAATTGATGAATGAGGAAGAACAACTCTCTAAGCAATATCAGATGTACGAAACAGAATTAAATGACATACAATTTTTTCTTAGAAAATTATCCGATAAAGAAATAGAAATCTTGTATCAGCGATATGAATGTGGAAGGTCATTTGAAACGATAGGATATATTCTTGGATATGATCATTCGGTTGTTCAGAGAAAAATAAAAAATATATTACGCAAATACTAACTTTGCACAATTGTGCTTTAAAAAATGTGTTACTATGCGCGTAGGTGGAAAAGGGCACACATTATTGGGAATGTGTGCTTTTTGTATGGGAAGCCATTAGGTGAATATTTAACTTGACATGAAGTTTTCATTATCAATCCTCCTTTCTCTATATCAAATTAATGACTTCCCTTTCGCCTGCACCGAGGAAATGTATGGCGAAAGAATTTAGTAAAGCTTTTTATAAATCAAGAACATGGCAGAAAGTACGACAGTTTATTTGGAAAAGAGACAATGGCCTATGCCAAGACTGTTTGAAAAAAGGTTTGATAACACCAGGTAAAGAAGTGCATCACGTTGTAGAACTAACTGAAGACAACATTATGGATGCATCAATTTCACTTGGGGAAGATAACCTAATAACATTATGCAAGAATTGCCATGAAGCTAGGCACAATGCGTCTGTTAGATCTAGACGATACAGTGTCAAAGCTGACGGCTCTGTTGAAACACTCCCCCCTATGATGTGCAGAAATAGAGGGGTATGAAGACCGAGGAGATGACTCTAAAATTTGGCTCTCACATGTGTATAACCCCCTCCTAATTTAGATTAATTGGGAAAGAAAGGAGATAAAATGGCAAAGAAAAAAGAGATGACTGAGAAGTCAGAAATAAATCGATTAAATAAGATTTATAAATCTCTTCCAAAAAATCAATTCGCAGTTGTTCAGGGATTAATTGTTGAAGCTGCAAGATTGCGTATTCGACTTGAAGAGCTTTGGAAGGATATTCAAGAAAATGGCGAAACAGAGCCATTTTGTCAGGGGAAAGATGCAGTTCCGTATGAGCGAGAAAGGCCAGCTTCACGGACATATACGGCAACTAATAAAAGTTATCAAGCCATAATCAAACAGTTAAATGATTTGTGTCCTCCTGACCAAAATAAGAATGAATTAGACGAGTTTATCAAGGCTGCAAATGAATAACTTTATCTTAGAATATTGGCAGGGGATATGTGATGGAAGTATCCTCGTTGGGACTTGGATTCGACTGCTTTATAAACTGATTGTTGAAAGAATTGAAGATGGAACATACGTTTTTAGCCAGAAAAAAGCGAACAATGCGATACGTTTTATCGAAAAATTCTGTCGACATAACAAAGGCAAACTAGCCCCAGGATTTCTTAAATTAGATTTATGGCAGAAGGCATTTATTTCTGTTCTATATGGAATTTTAGATAAAGATGGATATCGACAGTTTCGTGAAATTATTTTAGTTATCGGAAGAAAGCAGGGTAAGACATTACTTGCGGCAGCAATCATTGCATATGAAGCATATGCTGATGGAGAGTTCGGAAGTGAAATCTATTGCGTTGCTCCAAAGTTAGATCAAAGCGATTTGGTTTATTCTGCTTTTAAATTTACGGTTGATAAAACTCCTGTTTTTAGCAATATGACTTATCCGAGAAAATCGGACCTATATATAGAACGCTCCAACACATCTATTAAAAAGATTGCATTTAATGAGAAAAAAGCAGATGGATATAATCCGATGCTAACGGTAATGGATGAAATGTCGTCTTGGCCAGCTAATAGAGGTTCTAAACAGTACGAAGTTATGGTATCTGGTACAGGTTCACGAAACGAACCGATTACGCTATCGATTTCAAGCTCTGGATATGTCAATGATGGACCATATGATGAGTTAATCAAACGTGGTACGAGTTTCCTTCTTGGAAATTCGCGTGAAAAGAGATTGCTTCCAGTTTTGTACATGATTGATGACATTGACAAGTGGAATGATATTAACGAACTTCGTAAGAGCCTTCCTGGTCTTGGTGTTTCTGTGTCTGTGCAATTTATCTTAGATCAAATTGATGTTGCCATGGAATCACTGACAAAGAAGGCAGAGTTTATAACTAAATACTGCAACATCAAACAAAACTCATCGCAGGCTTGGTTATCAACAGAAACGATTGATAAAACGATATGTGAAGAATTGAAACTAGAAGATTTTAGGGGATGTTATTGTGTTGGTGGAATCGACTTGTCACAGACCACTGACTTGACAGCATGTAATATTGTTATAGAGAAAAAAGGAAAACTTTATGTATTCTCTAAATTCTTCCTACCTTCAGAAAAGATTGATGAAGCAAGTGCAAGAGATGGATTGCCGTATAGGACATACATTCAGCGTGGATTACTTTCAGAATCTGGCCAAAACTTCATAGATTATGCCGATTGCTTTAATTGGTTTAAAAAATTAATTGAAGAGTATCAGATTTACCCGCTTAAAGTTGGATATGATAGATATTCGTCACAATATTTAGTTAACGAAATGAAGCAATATGGCTTCCATATGGATGATGTATTTCAGGGAGAGAATTTAACACCCGTCATTAGAGAAGTTGAGGGATTAATGAAGGATGGCACTATCAAGATAGGAAACAACGATTTATTAAAGATACATTTTCTTGATTCGGCAATTAAGGCTAATACTGAAACAAATAGAGTTAAATTAATTAAATTAGAGCAGCGTGCACATATTGATGGAATGGCTGCTTTTTTAGATGCAATGTGTGTGCGTCAGAAATGGAATGAGGAAATTGGCGTGCAGCTTAAAAATGAATAGGAGGACTAATGGGACTATTTGATATTTTATTTCCGAAGATAAAACAGAAGATTAGAGCTGACAATTATTTTCAAACTTTGTCAGCATATACTCCTACGTTTAGAACGTGGAATGGAGAACTCTATGAGTCTGAATTGGTTAGAACTGCCATTGATGCACGTTCAAGACATATTGCAAAATTAAAACCAATTTTCTATGGCTCTGCGCAAAGTAAATTGGTAACAAGACTAAAACAAAATCCAAATTCAATGCAGACGTGGTATCAATTTATCTATCGTCTAAATACAATTTTAGACATGCAAAACACGGCTTTTATTGTTCCGGAATATGATAAAAACATGCAAAGAATTGGTATGATTACATTCTTACCAGAGCGCTATGAACTTGTTGTTGCAAATAAAGTTCCGTGGATTCGTTTTATTTTTGCAAATGGACAAGCAGCTGCAGAAGAACTTTCAAATATTGGGATTTTGACAAAATTCCAATATAAGAACGATTATTTCGGAGAATCGAACACAGCACTTAATGCAACAATGAGCCTGATTAATATTCAAAATCAAGGTATTGAAGAGGCTGTTAAAAATGCCAGCACATATCGTTTTATGGCGAATGTTACTAACTTCACTAAAACAGAAGATTTAGCTAAAGAACGTAAGCGATTTACAGAAGAAAATCTATCTGGTGATGGTGGTGGGTTACTACTATTTCCTAACACGTATAGTAACGTTAAGCAGATTACGCCAAATGTATACAATTCAAGTTCTGCTGAACGAGAATTAATTCAGAAGAATGTAACGTTCTACTACGGAGTTAATGAAAAAATATTAAATAATTCAGCAACAGGCGATGAATTAGATGCTTTTTTTAATGGTGCTATTGAACCGATGGCAATCCAACTGTCAGAAGTAATAACTAAATGGATGTATACACCATTTGAACAATCGAATGGTTCTTATTTTGCGGCTGTAGCTAATCGACTTCAATACATGTCAATTGGTGCAAAAGTTTCGATGGCAAAAGAACTTGGTGATCGCGGTGCAATTATGATTGATGAAATAAGAGAACTATTTAATTGGGCGCCGTTGCCAGATGGCGCAGGACAACAAGCTCCGATTCGAGGTGAATATTATTTTTCGAATGAAGAAACCAAGAAAGGTGAAGGAAATGAGTAAAACAATTTTAGATAAGATTAGCGAAGGAAGACAAATCCGACGCAACGACATGAGTCCTGAATTTAGAACTGTTGATGGTGAAAATGAAAAACTAATTGTTGAAGGACATGCATGCACATTTAACGAACCATATATTTTATATAAGGACTCTGACTATGAAGTATGGGAACAAATTGATAGAAATGCATTTGCAGAATGTGATATGTCAGATGTAATTATGCAATTCGATCATGCTGGTAGAGTGTTTGCACGTACAAGAAACAATACGTTAGAAGTTGGTCCAGATAATATCGGACTTTTTATCAGGGCTGATTTAAATAAATCATCTGGTGGACCAGACTTGTACGCAGATGTAAAGAACGGCGTAATTGATAGAATGTCTATCGCATTTACTGTAATGGAAGATAAGCGAGAGGTTACAGAAGATCGCGAGAGTGGAATAACTAAGGTTCTACGTACTATCACAAAAATTGGGAAACTGTACGATGTTTCAGCAGTATCAATCCCAGCGAATGATGGTACTGATATTTCGGCACGAAATTTTGGCGACGGAGTGATTGCGGAAATTAAAGCGGAGAGACTTAAAGTGCAAGAAAAAGAACGAAGAAAAGCAAGATTAAAGTTGAAACTGAAAATGTCAGAAATGGAGGGCAAATAAATGGATATCAACGAAATGAATTTTGATGAAATTGAAAAGAGAATGTCAGAAATCAAAGCAGAACTAGAAAATGAAAACGCAGATATTGATGCTTTGGATTCAGAGGTTACTCAATTGGAAGAAAGAAAAAACGTATTAAAAAAATCAATTGAACAGCGTAAAGCATTAATTCAAAAAGTTGCAAATGGAGAGGGTGTAATCGTGGAAAATAGAACAACAGAAACAAACTTAAATGAAGTTGAAAAGCGTGCTAATGAATTTGCCGAAACAGGTCGTATGGAAAAGCGTGCTATTTTAAGCACTGGAAAGATTGCAAAGCCAGCAGCAGCTGGGGGAGTTAATGGATTAGCTGCAGTTGCATCTGATATTGTTGACGATGTTAATGCAATCGAATTAACAGGAAATGGAACATGGGAAGTAGGATATCAAAAGACAAATGCTGCAGCAGCAGATGTTGTGGATGGTTCAGATGTAGCCGGTACTGCTGCTACATTTGATACAGTTAAGATTGCACCAGCTGAATGGGCTGTATTTGATACTGTTTCTAAGCAAGTTAAGAAAATGACACCACTTAACTATATGGGCGCAGTTGAAACAGCTGCATTATCTGCATTACGTGCAAAGGGTTCTGATAAGATTGTTGCTGCAATTAAGGCATCTGCATTAACAGAGAAGCGTACTGCAGTAGCTTTAGATCAAGATTATCTACGTAATCTAGTTTTAGGATTCCGTGCAGTAAAAAATAAGGGTTCAGTTTGCTTATACATCGCACAGGAAGACTTAGCTACACTTGGTAAGGTCCGCGGAACAACAGACAAGAAGGCTGTATATGAAATTTCGTTTGACGCAGATACAACTACTTCTGGAACAATTAAAGAAGGTGGTACAATTACACGCTTCCGTATCCTTGATCAGTTAACTAAGGGAACACAATTGTTTGGCCAGCCAATGACAATTGATATGCCTATGTGGGATAACTATGAAATTAGCACTGATGAAGGTGGCGAATTCTTCAAGAAGAATGTCATTGGTGTACGTGGATTGCAGACTGCTAACGCTGACTTAGTTGTGTTCCATGGAATGCAATTAATTACACAAGCGTAATAAAATTGAGGAGCGGTTTTACCGCTCCTTTTCATTTGTAAAAGGAGCGAGAAATGAACTTAGATAAAATTAAACTGAGCCTTAGAATTACCACAGATGCATTTGATGAAGAATTGATAATGCTTGCCAATGCAGCTAAGTTGGATTTGAAAGTTGCGGGAATTAATCCTAGTGTTCTGGAATCAGAATCACTATCACCTCTTGTTGAACATGCAATCATTACGTATGTACGTCTTAATTTTGGTCAACCAAATGATTACGAACGATTAAAAAACTCATATGATGAGCAGAAAATGCAGTTAGGAATGTCATCTGAATTCACTTCGTTTGAGGTAAAACATGGATAAGTCAGAAGTTCTCTATTTAATTACATTGTCACATAAGAAAAATGCAAATGGTGTATTTATTTCGACTGAGACGAAAAGGAGAGTTTTCTGTTCTGCAGATTCAGTTTCGCAAACTGAGTTCTTTTCTGCTGGATTAAACGGCTTGAAAGCTCAACGAAAGTTTACGCTTTTTCGCTTTGACTACAACGACGAAGAAGTTATTGAGTTTAAGGGAAAACGATATACCGTATATAGAACATATGAGAAAGATGATGACATTGAACTCTATACAGAATTGAGAAAAGGCAATGAGTAAGAATATATTGCCTGGAGATTTTTCGTCGGAAATCAATTCAATTCTTGCTGAATATGGGGATCATGCTAGCAAGTGCTTAGTTGAAGTTATTCCGGATGTTGCAAAAAATGCTACAAAGCAATTGAAAGCTACAAATGTGTATAAGAGAAAGACGGGCAGGTATAACAAAGGATGGACTGCTTCTACTGATGTTAGCCGTACAGAAGTCAAGTCTGTAGTGCATAATAGAACGGATTATCAGTTATCACACTTGCTTGAATTCGGACATGCCAAAGCAAACGGAGGTAGGACAAAAGCATTTCCACATATTGCACAGGTAAATGATTGGGTTCAAGAGGAGTTAGTGAAGAGGATAAAAGAAAGGGTTAACGTATGACGTATGACGAGATTGCTAAAATATTAAATAGCATATATGGTGCTGAAAAATGTGCTTATTATCAATGGCCAGAAAAAGAAGCACCAGAGTTACCATACTTACTTTTCTACTATCCAACCACAAATGATGAGTATGCCGATAATAAAAATCACGTACGCATTTCAGAATTGAATGTAGAACTATATACAAGAACTAAGGATTTTGAAGCAGAATTAACTGTTGAAAAAGTTTTAGATGAACATAAAATTCCGTATAGAAAATCAGAACAGTTTATTAAACAAGAAAATATGTATGAAGTACTTTATGAAAGCGAGGTAGTAATCAATGGGTAAAATTAAATATGGCGTTAGTAATGTGCATATTGCTGTCGCAAATGATGATGGGAATGGCACTTTAACGTATGAAACACCAATTAGATTGCCTGGTGCTGTGTCTCTAAACATGGATGCAGAGGGCGACACAACTGAAGAGTATGCAGATAACGTAACATGGTATAACGAAGATACTAACAATGGATATTCAGGAACACTTGAATTAGAAACATTGCCAGAAGAGTTTGAAGAAAAAGTATTCGGTAGAAAAAAGGGAACTAAAGGTGGATTGCTCGAAACAGATAAGGATCAGATTAAAGAAGTAGCTCTACTTTGGCAATTTGAAATTGGTGGAGATAGCACTGTTAATGGAAAACGTGGAGTTCTATATCGTGTGAAATTCTCACGTAATAGTGACTCTGGTGCAACGAAAGAAAAAACAATCAAGACTGATCATGTACAGTTGAAATTTAAAGCAATGCCAAGAATTAGTGATGGACATGTTAAGTTTTCTGCAGTTTCCAAAGATGAAGTATACAAGAAGTGGTTTGAAAAGGTTCAAGAGCATAACGCTGCTGAATAGATCAATCATATTCAAATTAAAGCCAATCATTTATAAATGTTTGGCTTTTGTGTGTATATGATAAAAGGAGAATAAGAATGAAAAAAACACTAATTATTGATGGAAAAGAAGTTAGTTTTAAAGCGACTGCATCGACAACGATTAGATATCGAAAGAAGTTTGGTTGCGATTTAATTAAAGACCTAAATAAATTAAAAGATATTAATGCGAACGAGATTTCATCGGAAGTTTTAGAAACTTTTGCAAAATTTGCATATATTATGGCAAAACAAGCAGATGAAACAATCCCTGAAGACATGTGGGATTGGCTAGATGGGTTTGAAGTGTTCTCTTACGAAGAGGTTTATACAGAAATAATGGACCTATGGTCTAAGTCTTTAGGTACAATAGTTGAAATAAAAAAAGCATAAGCCATACCGATAGACCTATTAGTACGGCTGTTTTTATGCTTCGCTGTAAAGAACTTGGGCTTTCGCTCAATGAGCTAGATGATTTAGATGCAGGAATGGTATATGACATGCTTGCAGAGAAAATTAATGATGATTGCGAATGGAATGCTCTTGCGACTGAAAGCGATGTGGATAGATTCTAGGAGGTTGGTATGGCAGACAAAATTAGAGGGATAACAATTGAAATTGGTGGAAATACCACTAAATTATCAGAATCGCTGAAGCAAGCAAACTCTACAATTGCGGATACGCAGAAGCAATTGAAGGATGTAAATAGACTGCTTAAATTAGATCCTGGCAATGTTAATTTATTAAAGCAAAAACATGAGTTATTAGGAAAATCGATTGATGCGACAAATACTAAATTAGAAGAAACAAAAAAAGTGTATGCACAATTGAAAGCTGAAGGTGATACAAGTAAAAACAGAGAACAAATGCAGGCGCTAGAAAGAGAAATCTTTTCGACGACTGAAGAATTAAAAAAGTTGAACCAGCAATATGGAAATGCTTTAACACCTACGTTGCAGTCTGTTTCTGCTAATACAGGAAAACTTTCTGAGCAAACGCGAGGAATGTCTGCAGCTGCGGCTGCTGGTGCTGCTGGATTGATTGGTCTAGCTGTATCTGCTGGAATGACTGCAGATGATTTAAATACTATTGCGAAGCAGACAGGGTTTAGCACAGAAGAACTTCAAAAAATGAAGTATGCAAGTGAACTGATTGATGTCAGTATGGAAACCATGTCAGGTTCTGTTAAAAAACTTACATCAAACATGGCTAATGGAAATGATGCATTTGATAAGTTGGGTGTTTCCGTAAAAAACCAAGATGGAACACTAAGAAATGCAACAGATGTTTGGTTTGATGTCATAGATGCTTTATCCAAAATTGAAAATGGAACTGAACGTGATGCATTATCTATGCAACTCTTTGGGAAATCTGCAATGGATATGGCAGGAGTTATTGATGATGGTGGAGCTGCATTAAAGCAATTGGGAGATGAAGCACAGTCAGCGGGCTTAATTTTATCTCAGGATGCATTAGACTCTGCTAATAAATTCAATGATGGATTAGATACTTTAAAAGCAAAAGCACAATCCTCGTTTTTGAAAATTGGCGCAACACTAGCAGAGAAACTTCTTCCAAAATTAGAAAAATTAATAGACTTTGTTACTAATATTATTGAATGGTTTGCTAACCTTGACGGAGGGACGCAAACTTTTATTTTGACTATACTTGCGTTAATTGCTGCGATTTCTCCAGTTTTAGGTATTATAAGTACAATGACCGGACTTGCGGCAGCGTTGAATGTTGCAATGCTTCCGATGATTGCAACGATTGGTGGAATTGTTTTAGCAGTCGCAGCTGTTGTCGCAATAGGAATCGCACTTTATAAGAATTGGGATACGATTAAAGAGAAAGCTGGGGAAGTGTGGACCGCAATATGCGATTTTGCAGTCAATGCTTGGAATGGTCTAGTTGCTACTTGGAATGGCATTGGTGATTTTTTTGGTGGTATTTGGGATGGTGTAAAGAAAAAAGCATCAGATTTATGGGATGGTGTAACTTCTATTTTTACAGGGGCGATTGATTTTATTAAAGGATTATTCAACTTTGAGTTTAAATGGCCGCACATTCCATTGCCGCATTTTAATATCACTGGCTCAATTAATCCGCTGGATTGGTTGAAAGACGGAATGCCTAGTATTGGCGTTGAATGGTATGCAAAAGCGATGAATCGGCCATACACATTCACAGAACCAACAGTTATTGGTGTAGGTGAAGCTGGTTCAGAAACTGTTGTTGGTACGGATTGGCTGAAAAAACATACTGGTGGCAACATTACTGTAAATGTATATGCAGCTCCTGGTATGGACGAAGATGCACTCGTTAATAAAATGATGCGACAAATCAATCGTGAACTTGGGAGGGCAATCTAATTGTGACAATCAGAAGATTTAAAATTCATTTATCGTCGGCAATATATAACTTAACAGACGGTTTAAATCGTGCATTCTTTTTTGAATCGCCTTCTGGATTGGGATTATCAACAGAATATGCATATGAGCAATTGGGAAATGCATATGTACGTGTTGGGGATACAATTCCTCAAAGGACTGTTTCTGGAACACTAGTTGTAAGAGGTAAGAATAGGGAAGAGATTTATAGTAACTTTCGAAATTTTGTACATGCATTATCAAAAGATAACTACTCTTGCAAATTAGAGTATATATTGCCAAATGGAAGTAGATACATGATGGATGCGGATGTTGTGCAAATAGAAAAAACAGAAATAGAGCACAATGATAATGCATTGAAATGTGCTATGGCGCTAGTTTCAAAATCCAAATGGTATGATAATGAATATCAATACATTGATGGAAGAAACGATATTTCTAGTGGAAAAATATACGGATTTAATTATGATTATGCGTATACAGAAAGTTTAATTGGAACATTTAATGTGCATAATGATTCGGCCGATAATGTGCCAACAATTTTAACGATCTATGGGCCTTGTTTAAATCCGAGGTGGACAATTATTTGCAATGAAAAAGAAGTTTTGCATGGTCAATGCAATGTTAAACTATCAACAGACGACGAATTAATTGTTAATTCAATAGATGGACAGACTGAGATTGCACATCTTATAGGTCAAACATCAGAAAGGAAAAATGTATATCAAAGCTGTAATTTTGATATGCAGAATTTTGTAAAATTACCATTAGGTGAGTGCAGAATTTTAGTAACAAATGAATCTGGTGATATGGTAAAGAGCGCAATTGTTATTCGGAGGGAATTCAATGCCGTTTAATTTAATATATTTTTCCCCAACCATTGAATATATTGGTCGTTCTGAAGCGTTTAGTTGTGTTCCTGCTATCGATTATATTTCTATGGTAAAGGTTACAATTAAAGTCCCAAAGACTGATTTCATTGTTGAAAAAGGAATGCTAGTGCGTGTTAGTAATGAAACAGGCCTTATATATGAAGGCGTAATTTCTGATATATCCTCTAGTAAAGAAGCATTTATTGAGTTAGATTGCTTACCTTTAGATAGTCTATTAGACGTAAGTATATACACTTTAAAATTAAATGAAGGAAATCGATACTTATTTAATTGGATCAGAGAAGGATTAAGTATTATAAGCGTGGAAGGAAAGTCTCCACGCTTTTATTTCCCTGATAATAAAGGAATCGATGCATTTAATGAAATCCAAGCACATTTAGGTGAAGAACATATCACTAATATTAGAGATGTATTAGTTTCACTTCTACGAAATAAAGGGTACAGAATTGATTTATCAATAGATTGGGAAAATAAACGTATTAAATGTATAGGGGTTCAGAACGATAATTCAAAAGCATATCGCTTTGATTTATCGTTAAATGACTTGATAGACTATACGATTGATTCTGGATCTAGTGAGAAGAGTGCGAATGTCTGCGTATGCATAGATAAAATTAAAGCCGAGCAAAATCAATTTGTACATAAGAAATTCTACTTTATTCCAACATCTGATGGAATGTCCGGAACAATTGAAGAATCTTCAATTGGCATCTCGGAACCGATTGTTACATCTACGCAGATGATTGATTATAAGCAAGAGAACGGAGAAACATTTGACAATATTGCACTATCTGTTGCAACAGAAACCCTATACAAAAATTTATATGATGAAGAAACATCGATTAGATTTTATAAAAGGTCTAAAGTTCTTTTGCCATTTGAAATAGGCAAACTTTACGAAATATTTAATAATGGTAAGTCACATTTTTCTATCTGTACTGGATATGAAAATCAAAATGACAGTGTGCAAACAGTTAAATTTGGATATGCAAGAAAAACGCTAACAAGCATTATTAGAAATATCAGGAGGGAAAAGTAATGAGCAAAGTTATCCGAGCTACTGGAACGAATGTAACTGCATCTGATGATGCGTACATTATTAATAAGCTATTTGAGGATGGATTATTTTCAATCCCTAATTTAACCATTAGTGGAAACAAATTACATATAACATCATTTAGAGGTATTGTTGCTGGGCGCGACTTTCAAGTTGACGAGCAAGATGTTAATGCATCAATGGGTACAGGTAGAAATGCCGCACAATTCAAAATATTCGTAGATATCAATCTAGGGAACACAGAAAAAATTAAGATTATTACTTCGTCATCAACACCTTCTGGAGCAAATAATACTGATATTCTTGGAAGTACACATTTTGCTCTCGAGATAGGTTCATATTTTGCAACTAACATCTCTATTACAAATGCTAGAATTACGGCTAAAACAGCAAAGAATATCGTCACAAATGGTGACTTGGAAGTTCCAGGGAAAGTTATTGCAAAAGGAGGTCTAACTATTGGCGGTAACGATACATTTATTGTCCGCAGATTTACTGGACCAAGACAAACAGTGAATTATAACTTGTCGAATTTAACTGTTGTTAATATTAATGTTCCTGCTGGATATAGTATGGTAGCGCCAATTAGTGCAACAACAACTGGATGCCTGTGTTCTATTAATAGTTGGAATGAAAATTCAGTAACTATTTACACGTGCAATATGTGGAATGATGGGTACGTATTGCCTGCAGGTGAAATCAGAGTGGAAGTACTATTTGTTAGAAAGGGGTAAAGATGATTATCGACAACAAGAAATTCACGGAAGTCCAAAGTAATAATAAAAGCGTTGTTACTTTCAACAGAACAATTTTTGAAAATCTGAAACCTCTAATTGACTCATTCGAAGTTGGGGTTATTCACGATATTTCTTTTGATGGTGATAGCACTATTTATAAAATGTATACTAATCCATTAACGTTTTCCAAATCGGGTACAGGATATACTTTATCTTTTGTTCTGTCAGATGTGCCTGAGAAAGATATTGAGGCTAATCACTTCAAAGATGTGAAACCTTTTGTTAATGACGTGCTACAAACTGCTAGTGTGGAAATGGTCAAGAAGTACAAAGCGTTTTTGGATGATTGGAGTTCAAATACAAACTATAAGAAGAGCCGACGTATTGTTTTTAATGGTATTCCATATTCTATTGTTTCTGATCATACGTCAAAAGATGGTGATACTCCTGATAAAACTCCTTTACTGTATGAAGATATGACAAAGGAAAAAGAAGTTAAATCATGGGATGAAAAGGCCATTTATAACAAAGGTGATATGGTAATAACAAGAGGTATCGTGTTTGTTTCGAAAATCAATAAAAATGTAGGAAATGAACCAGGCTTTGGAACAGCTTGGGACTACTATAAAAATTAAATATTGCTTTAAAGGTGGCTAATTTAGCCGCCTTTTTAGATGGAAAGGGATAAAAGACTATGAAATTATTTATTATTTGCGGACATGGAGCAGGAGATCCCGGAGCGTGTGCATACGGTTATTCAGAAGCAGAACGGGTAAGAGCGTTGGGACTTAGAATTAAAGCGCTAGGTGGTGATAGCGTAATTCTTGGTGATATTAATCGAGATTTTTACGCAGATAATGGAATCAGTTATTTGGATCTGACACCAGATACAGAAATACTTGAATTGCACATGGATGGCGCATCCCCTACAGCGCGTGGTGGTCATGTAATTGTTCTTGATGGAATAGGAACAGATGCATATGATAATGCATTGGCTACATTTATTTCTAATGTTTTACCAGGAAGAGCATACCCGCTGCAATTTAGAACAGACTTAGCTAATCCGAATAGAGCGAGAGCTAGAGGATTTAGCTATAGATTAATGGAGTGTGGATTCATCACATCAGAAGAAGATTTATCAATATTTAATGCAAATATTGATACAATCGCACGTGGTGTATTAGCATGTTTCGGTATCGCGCCTACTCTATCCACTGTCGGCTGGAATGAAGATGCTAAAGGTTGGTGGTTCCAAAATGCCGACGGAACTTATCCAAAGAATGAATGGATGAGAGTTTATTGGGATTGGTATTACTTCGATGGTGATGGATATGCTGTGAAAGGTTGGCAAGAAATCGAATACAACGGAAAGAAAGAAAAGTTCTATTTTAATAATTCTTGTCAAATGGTTACTGGTTGGCAGTATTTAGAAAATCATTGGTACTACTTCAGCGGAAATGGTGTAATGCTAAAAGGGCTTCAAACTCTTAGCTGGGCAGGTGTGACAAGCACTTATTTATTTAATAAAAATGGCATATTGGTACAAAATGATTCTGTAA